ATGTACCCAAGCGCTTGAAGTTGTTCCAAATGATCGAGCAATATCTACTGTACCGTTAGTAGTGATATTGATAATAGCTCCGCCTGAAGTAGCTGATATCTGATATGTTGTAGCTGTCGGATTTCTTACAAAGTAGTTTGTATTGTTAGTTAAACCAGCACCGCCAGATAAATTAGTTAAAAAGACTGGATCGTTGGCTAAATACGTATGTCCAACTTGAGTTACTGTATCTGTAGCTGCATCAATAACTAAGCCTGTAGATAATGGGCAATCCAGTGTTGCTGTTGTGCTATAAACATAATATTGATGTGTGGCAGAAACTCCGTTATGACAATAAATTCTATCGTTTGCAGCATCAAGTACCATTCCTGCAGCGGCAACGTTTAATTGGTTGACACCAATGAAAGATGGATCTTGCAATAAATACATTGCTTTTTGATTAGATCCTGTAGCAAAAGGTATAATAGGAAATGCAAAAGTAACGAAGTCTGATAGAGCAATGTTATTGGCGCAATATACGCCTCCATTAATGAGTACAGAACCGGCAGTGGCTACGAATAGCCGCCATCCGGAAGTTCCACTATCAAGTACTTTAAAAGATCTGATTGTGTGTGTTGTAGCTGCTGCGTTACCAAAAGATAAACGGATCATACCTACATATGATCTAGCTCCGGTAGTTAAGTTTACATTATGTAGACTTAAATAAGCATTACCTGTACTTATAAGACCTAAAGTAAATTGTCTTCCATTAGCACTTAAAAAGGTTGCTGCTGGTGTAAGTAATCCAGTAGAGTCAGTAAACACATCAATAAAGTCATTGAGAGGAGGCCCTAACACCGTAGTAGAAGATATAGTCTTCTGAGTAATTCTACCTTGGGTTGTAGTTTTTGTTTGATCGTAAGATCCTACTACGTCTGCTGTTAGATCCGCTTTTTGATATTTCATAGTATTCCTTAGACGATGCTCCAGTCGATTGAATCTCGACGATACTTACTTCCGACGGGAGTATACGATAATGTTTTTCTTGCAATGATTCCAGGAAAAATAGAGCTTACATAGTCTATCTGAGTAACTCTTTGATTCTTTGTTCCAAAATCGGCATAAGTAATATTCTGCTGTCGATCTTGAGTTGCTAGAATCTGCTGTCTCAGATTGTTTACGTAAACTCTCTGCGTTCCTGATACTGTACCATCTTCGGTACCAATGATCAAGCCGTTATTATTCTGTGGAAGAGCTGCTATTGCTGCTTCTATTCCATCAGTGTTATTTTCTATATCTGTGAGTAAGTTATTAGCTGTGGTCAGTTTAGCATCAATAGAAGCTGTTGAAGTGCCTATATTGTCTGTATTAGTTACAATATCAGCTAGTTGTACTATCTGAGCGTCTTGCTTAGCTTCAGTTGCAGCACCTATTGGTGCATCGAAAGTACCTACTACATTAATAGAACCATCTGGATTAATGTCTAGAAAGGTAGTTCCATCACCTTTACCTATTTTAATAGAATCATCTACATCAGATATAATTATCTCAGATGATCCTGGGGTAAACGTGGCTTTTACGCGCAACTCGTCCGTGGTCTGATCAAAAACGTGTCTAATAACTTGACTAGAATCCAAGTTTGTATATGGAGCGTTAGGTCCGGCCATATAGTTAGTTGTTAGACGATTTGTGAAGGATCAGTAGGCTGGGTATCGAATGGAGGAGGTGGTGAGGCAGGGGCTGCTGGAGCTTGTGATGACACTCCAGGACCTTGTACTGATCCTGCGGCACCCTCTACTTGTACGGCATTTCCTGCTGGAGGAGCTGCTACGTTAGCGTTTTGACTGCCTCCACCTGGTGCCATTTGAGGTACTTGAGCAATTGACTTCTGTCCAATAACTCCAAGTAGATCTGGATCGGTATTACGGAGTAGATCCATGTGTTCTCTGACATGCTCTAATACAGCTTGTACAACTTCTGGTTGTTTTCTAAGATCTGGATCAGCTAGTACAGATTTATGTTCATTAATATGTTGAACGTGATCATCAAACGCAATAGCCTGAACTTCTTCGCCATTCATTAGCTTTTCATTCTCAGATTTGATGAGAAGTAGCTCGGTCATCTCGCCATTGTACATATCGTCAAGGCGTCCGGTATTCATTACCATGAAATAGTCACGAGGATCTTTAATAATCCCCATTTGCATCATTTGTTCAGCCATTTGTACGCGTCCTGCGATGGTTTTCGCAAGCGGATTGCCCATATCGCAGACAACTCGGTTAATAGCTTGTAAACTCTCACCAGTAAACTCTTTTAATAGGGTTTTATTGTTTTTTCCTACCAAAGCTGCTACTTTTGGTGTGGAAGCATAGTCTTTTAGTACGTTTACTAGACCAGTTCCTACACTTTCAATCAATCTTACGTAGGATTGCTGTAATCCTGAGATGAATTGAAGGGAAACGGACTGAACTAGTGCAAGAGCGTTACCTGATGTTAGGTTTTTCTCTGGATTACCACGAGTAACAGAGGATACTCCACTCACAGTCTCCATGTCTTTGACTAATTGCTGTAGATATGTAAAGGTTTCTGCTGAGGTGCTGGTCAGATTCATCGCTTCAGGCTTACTATTACCTTCAATGATGTTTAATCCACCCTCTAATGCCTCGAACTTGATGTCAGATCCACGTTGTACGTAGAGGTTTTGAATACCAAATGCGTTTTGATTGGTAATAATCGTACTATTCAAGGAGTTAATAGCTTCTTGTATAGGAAGCAAGTCGAACATTGGAGTATATCCGTAAGGAGTGCCTAGGAACTCACTAGGAGCAATGCGATATACTGGAAGTTCTCTGTATGGCATTGGAGTGTCGATAAGAATTGTACTGTCGCCGCAGAATTGTAGGTAGCGTCCGTCAGGCAAAGCCTCAGTACGCTTATGATAAAACTCATAAATTACGATATCATCAGTATCGTCATTAGAAAATCTAGTTGCTGCTAGGTTTCTTACGCCATCTCTGTCGCCGATTGATACAATTTCATCAGCTTTTTCAGGAAATTTAGCAGCTAGGTTATATTTATTCTTATAAGACTTGATTAATACCCAGTCGTGCTTCCAGGTTTCGCGTGTTCCATCGAATACTACGTCAAATGGTGACAGGTTTGTAAACTCTACCTCACCTTCGTATACGGGAGTTTGGGTTTCCTCATTAAAATCATACATTTCTCCGCTAGTGCTATTCCATTCCATACGAATGAAACCAGCAGATAGAACCACAGCATACTTAACTGCAGTCTTAAGAGCCTCTTCTAAACCCTTCTCGCGCATATAATAGTCAAGAATACCATTGGCGAGGATAGTTTGAGCTTGTGACTTATAGTCGGTATTAACTGCCCTAGTGTCGATTGTAGGGCGATTGGCCGTAATCATTGTGATAATGTGTTCTGCAATGTTACGATAGTGGTTAATTGGCAGATTTACCAACTCACCTTGCTCACCTGAGAATGTAATTCCGTGTGAGTCTTCATTAGATTCGTAATAATTACCATGATATGCGTGATAACTCTTACGAACTTTGTTAAGATAGCTGTTGTATGTTGCTACACCGTAGAAGGAGTCAGCGCGGGATAAAAGAGTGGCCGCGACATCCTCAGGGTTTTTAGCAGCAAAGTATTTATTTTCGGTCATCTAAATTTCCTTTTAGCCTTATAAAAGACTTGGCCGAGTACCTGTGCGGTGTGGCTTTGATTATAGTTAGTTGTTATTGACCGTTTATATACCTCGCCTTGTAAATGGTATCCTGGGGGATAAGGATTCTTTGTATAATTGACCGCTCTTATCAAATACTTAAGTGCATCAATGGCGTCGTAGTGTCCGCTGTCTGGGGATCTCTCAAACTTCTGTCTGTTGGCTGTCCAGCGCGCATTCTTTAAATGCCTGATAAGATGCTTACACTTAGGATTAATAATAATCTGTTTGTTAATAAGCATAACTCTCAAGGAGTTAAGAGCTGCGTCATTATCATCCTTACGCGCATTTTGAAAGTTAAGTCCATAGGTAGCAGACAATTCATTAGTTACAATATAGTTAATGTCTGATACGCGTACATAAGGAGGAATAAGCTCCCCGTGTGGTGAGGTGTATAAGTCCTGTTCCTTTTTGATCAAAGTGCCGGCAAGCACTGGTAAGGTCATACTAGCGCCATTCATTACTACTTCGTCTTCGATAATAAGCTTCGCAGCCTTAAAGTCGTAGTAACCATATAACGCCACAGTAAGGTCGGTAAAGCCTAGGTCCATGCCTACATACCAATCAAAGTGAGAAGGTCTTTCCCACTCTTTAACTAATTCGGCTTCTAATACATCATCGAACTCTGGAATGACAGAACGCTGCTCATCCTTAATAATCTCACATAGATACTCTCTACGAAACTGTGCGTCCTTTGTTCCTGTAGGATAACCTGCAATAGTGATGTCAATGTCTTCTTGAGTTAGACTCTCAT